CACTGCGGGCATGAAACTCATATGCGCCATCTGGCCCCGCCACAGAAAGCCCCTCTGGGGACTTTTGCAAACGGTCACGGTAAGCATCATCACTTTCGCCATCAATCCGCAGCACTGGGGAGCCATCAGGGTGCTTGTAGTACGTCACCCCAATATGATCCAGCTCTGGGCCTTTGGCATAAGCCAGCATCAAGCCACGGGCTTGCTCGTTGGCATCTTGCCTGAGCATCACCTCACGGTAAGTGTTCGCAAGCGTTACCCGGTAGGCCGGATCGCTGGGGCTGGCATTTTCCAGCCCGGCTTTTTCGGCCACGTCTTTGATAATGGCCTCATGATCCACCTGCTTGACAACATCAAGCGGCGGGAGCAAAGCGAGGTTAATTCCCTCAGCCATATTGCAGCCCCTCCATCGTTACCGGGTTGCCATCATCGAGATAGCCCATAATGGTCAAGCTGTAGTGAGCATCACCCAGCCTCTCGATCTGCATTTCCTTCAATTTAAAATCATCCAGCCCGTTGGCTGGGTTGTTTATCGCTTCCGCCAGTAGCACATAAGCATTCATGTGGAATGCCTCGTTGACGTTGCGATCAAGCAGTTCGTGCATACGCGAACCAAATTCACGGCGGCCCACCAGCGAACCCAGCGGCGTGTTAATCACATCACTGAGCCGTTGCCGCAGATAGGCGACACCGCCCAAAGCCGCGCCCGTGTCGCGGTGGGTTCCTGTTTTCATGGCGTTATCTTGTGTTAGTTAGAAAAGACGTTGGGGCTACCAGCGGCAACCGCTGATCCACAATCTACGGGATCGCCCACTCGGCCAATCGCTTGGCCGTTGGCATAAACGGAACCAGAACCCGCCGCCAAGCTGCCACCATGACAACTTGGTGACGGGTCACAGTGGACAGCCCAGCCATCACCCACCCGGTGGATAGGATTGCCGTTTACAAACACGGATGGGCTGCCCGTTGTTGAGTTTCGGGGAGGGAATGCACCGTGCCCGGTACATCCATCACCCTGCCTTGTCACTGCTGGCATGGTTCATATACTCCAATAGTTTGGCCCGCCCGCTGCTGTAGTCGTGTAACACCACGCAGCGCCATGACTGGGTGGCACTTTGTTCAGTTTCCAGCCCGGTCAATTCATCCGTTTCCGTGTAATCCACTGTTACCGTTAAGGTGTATTCATACTGAGTCACGCCACTGGGGCGAAACTCAATCACATCTTTGCCGGGTGGCAACTCAGGCCAGCTGTTTACCCGCTTCATCTCATCACCATCCCGATAATCAATAAACTGGATAGGGAAAAGGCCCGCCAAGGTTTCAGCCACCAAGCGAACCCCAGAAAGGGATTGTGTAATGGTGAACAATTCCGGCACCGTTGGACTCATTGCCCAGCTGTAGCCGTTAACCGTTTGGGTACTCTCTGCATCAAAGGCGCAAAGGTAATCCAGCCCGGTAGCAGTATCAGGGAGCTGAAACAGCACTGGGCTGCTCGGTATCCAGTTCATTAGTTAAAATCAATCCTGCTGGCTGTTAGCTTCATGTTGCCCCCAGCTTTGAGGGTCATATCTGCATCAGTAGAAAGCTGCATGTTGCTGGCTGCCTTTACCGTGAGGGTTTGCTCTGTTTCCACCGTGATGGCCCCTTTTGCCTTGGCTGTCACGGCTCCTTCGGCGGTCACGTCCACATCCCCTTTATTGACCACCACCAGTTTGTGGCTGCTGCGGTCATGGCTGATTTTTGAGTCATCCCCAAACAGCACCAGATATTCATCCGGGTTGTCACTGGGTGCCGGAAACTCAGCGTGATAACTGCCGGGCAGTATTTCACCCAGCGCCAGATCACCTTCACTGATCACCGTGACACCTTCACCCACTTCCGGGCACCACCATGTAATGGCCTTGCCCGTTCTCATGGGTTTCCATTGCAACCAGCCAGTGAGCTGCTTACCTTTGGGGCCATACGCCACCCGCGCCACATGCTTGGCCGGGTCTACTTCGGCAATCTTGCCCCTGATCACCATCTGGCCCACCCGGCGTTCAAGTTCTTCAATTCGCAGCACTAAACTTTGATACTGATCCATGTGCTGCCTTACTCGCTGGGTGAGGGTTCGGTTTCGGTCAGGGTGTAATCGTCTTTATGAGCTGCGCCAATGTTCGGCGCTTCACCGATATAAACCTGAGTGGGCAACCAGTCCTCGCCCAGATTGACTTCACCCAAGTGAAATTCTTGCTCCCATGACACCACCCAGCTTTCAAAGCCCAGCTTTTCACTGAACATGCCGGGGAATGCCGCCAGCTCCGTGGGGTGCTTGGCGTACTCTAGCCCCCAACGGTTTTCATTGATAATTTGCAGCACTCTGGCCGCAAGGTTGCGAATTTCGAGCTGCACCTTTTTGGTTTTCATGCTCAGGATGCAGTGAGCGGCAAACTCAATGGTGAGGGCCAAACGGCCACCTGATACCTTTTTGCCGGGCTTAATTTGCACCGCCTCCAGCAATACCGCCGGGCTTGTGATGGCGGTTTTACCCTCCAGCAACTCCGGGGCGTAATCGTCCACCTGTTTGAGCATTGGCATGGCTTTCTTGATGCAAGCCACCTGCGCTTCATGTATCAGGGTTAAATCATCATCGTTCATGGCCTGCCCTTCTTACTTTCGTGCTTTCTTACTTTCGTGATTCACTGCATAGTTGAGTTCTTGCTCAATCAAGGTTTTGAATCTGTCCAGTGCTCGCCTGTCCAGCCGCCTGAATATCTCAGTGGCTATGCTTTCCAGCTCCACCCCTATCCGCTGGATCGGGAAACGTCCGGCCAGCTCAGGGTTTGGGCTGCGGTGGTTCGCCTTACGGCGGCGGCTCAAGGTCAAATAACCCTGCTCACGGTTACGCCGGGCACGAATCCACACGTTTTCTTCTGGGTTGTAGACACTGCGCAAAAATGCGCCTTCAAATTTACGCTTTCCGACTGTCACCCCTTTACGGGTCTGCCGGGCTTTGCCTGCCAAATCCGCTGACATAGGGGCCACGCCCATCCATAGAATGTGCGCTTTATCCATACCCTTGCCCACGCTACGCACCAGCAAGCGGGGCTTGAGGTTCTTTTGTGGGATGCCAAGCTGCTGGCTGAGTTCTCGCGCTACCCGCCCAGAAAGCCAGCGAATGGTTTTCCTTATGGCCCGTTCGCTGGCAACTTCC